ATCTCTATTAGAGAAGTTTGAGAGTGTAATACAGTTTGAAAAATTAAAAGGTTTTAGTAAAATGTTATCATGAAAATATTAGTTACTGGACATCGTGGTTTTATTGGAAGTCATGTATATGAACATTTGACAGAGTTGGGATTTGATGTTGATGGATATGATATTCCATATGACATAGGAGATTTCAAAACAAATAAGAAGTATGATGTTGTTATACATCTTGCAGCAAATGCTGCCATCCGTGAAGCTCTCAAAGATCCTGATGCATTTTGGGAAAACAATGTAGTTAAGTCTAAACCTATATTCGATTATTGTAGAGAGAATGATGCAAGATGTTTATATGCAAGTTCAGCATCTGTATATGAATGGTGGATGAATCCATATGCAATATCTAAGAAAGTAAATGAAATACAGGCTCCACCGAATAGTGTGGGTATGAGATTCTTCAATGTATATGCACCGAAAGTAAGTCGTTCAGATATGTTGTATCGTATGTTAGAAACTAAAACTGCAACCTATCTTACAAGACATAAGAGAGATTGGATACACGTAGATGATGTCGTTTATGCTATTGCCACTTTGATGCCCTCAACATATACTGGGGTTATAGATGTTGGTACTGGTAATCCAGTAGCTGTAATTGATCTTGCTATGAAAATGGGAATGGGTCATTTACCCATCAAGGAAGAGACACCAGGCGAAAGAGATATCACATGTGCTGATACCACTGAGTTGCGTAAACTTGGATGGATGCCAACAATAAATATTCTGGACACAGTATCTTAAATGAAACACTCTAAACTAGATCTCTTTGAGAACGTATTCAATAAATTGGAGGGACAAAATGCCTCATCACAAAATATGGGAGACTGGACGGAATCCATACCGTCGGCCCGACAAGGGAAAGAAAAAACCACAAATGCTGAGACAAGCACGTAAAAGGTTAGCCCAGTTTAAAAAGTTGCACACAAGACCTTCTGGCCACCGCCAGGGGTCTTATAATATGGCCATACAAGCAACAAACCCATGACCGTTAAATTTGAAATCAAAGACCAACTTGCAAAACTTCTTGCAACTGAAGATCTAGTCGTAGAACATAAGAAAGTATTGACTGCTAGTTTCAATGTGAGTACTAGAGTATTAGTCCTACCAATGTGGGAAAAGGCTTCTAATAATGTGTATGACATGTTGGTTGGACATGAGGTTGGTCATGCATTATTCACACCAAATGTAGACATCGCATCATTCAAAGCTCCCTCTTCATACATCAACGTAATTGAAGATGCAAGAATCGAGAAACTTATCAAACGTAAGTTTCCTGGCCTATGTAAGTCATTCTTCCGTGGATACTGGGAGTTACATGAACAAGATTTCTTTGAGGTTCAAGGTTTAGATTCTGATGATATTACTTTGATTGATCGTATCAATCTATACTACAAAGGTAGTAAGGATATGGTCTTTGCTGATGATGAGAAAGTATTTGTAGAGAGAACAGGTAATACAGAAACATTTGAAGAGGTTTGTGAATTGGCTGCAGAGATACATGCGTTCATGAAAGAACAGAAAGAGAAGAAAGAACAGGAAAAGATTGATGATACTGATTTTGATATGGGTTCAGAGATGAGTAATGATATCCAAAAGGGATCTGGAGAATCATCTGGTGAAGATGTAGAGGAATCTGAAGAAGAGGGTGAAGGTGAATCATCACATCCTCTATTCGATGAGGAACAACAAACTGGAGGGGGTAGTTCTATTTCAGCAGATGATCTTATGGGTGGTGATCATTTTGAAGAACCAGATATAGATGAAGCTGTAACAGATACAAATTTATCTAAAAATCTAATAGACAACTTATTAGATCTACAATCCAATCGTATGGAGACCACATATCTTAGTGTTCCATCTGTAAACACAAAGACAGTGGTTATTCCACCTCAAGATGTATGGGATTACTTTGATAGAAAAACTGCAGAGTTAGAAGCAGAGGAAACTCACTACTATAATTATCAATCATTAGAATTCTCATGTAATGAGTATGAGACTTTCAAACAATCAGCAAAGAAGGAGGTAAATTATCTTGTCAAAGAATTCGAGTGTCGTAAGTCTGCCACAGCTTATGCTCGTTCTACTACTGCTCGTACTGGTGTCCTCGATACAAGTAAGTTACACACTTATAAGTTTAATGAGGATCTTTTTAAGAAGATTACAGTTTTACCAGAAGGTAAAAACCACGGATTAATCTTTATACTTGATTGGTCTGGTTCAATGAATTTTGTTCTTAAGGATACTGTCAAACAATTATTAAACTTAGTTTGGTTTTGTAAGAAAGTAAAGATACCTTTCAATGTATATGCATTTACAAACGAGTGGTATCGTAACTGTGATGATGGTAGAATACCTCAGAGACCTTATGGTGAGTTATTACATCAAGATTTTGTAGATAATGAACTAAGAGTTTATGATTCATTCAATCTATTGAATATGATTTCTAGTGATTCACCAATCAGAGAGTTTGAAAAACATTGTAAAAACTTATTCTGTCTTGTTGAAAATTCTCAGAGTTCATATAACTATCCAAGATTGTCTTTGTCAGGAACACCATTGAATGAAGCTATTATTTCATTACATACTCTTATACCAGAGTTCAAGAGTAAGTATAAAGTTGAAAAACTAAACACAATTATTCTTACTGATGGTGAATCTCAATCCATGTCATACAATAAGTCATACGTGGATAGGGAATCTGGAGAAACTATGAATGGAACATATTCTGTAACTAGTTATCACAATGCATTGAGAGATCGTAAACTTGGTAGAACATATAATATGAATAATGATTGGTCTGGTCTTACAAAAGTTTTACTACAGAATATATCTGAGAAATTTGCTGATGTTAATTTCATAGGTATTAGATTGTTAACTGGTAGTGATGCTCGTAGATTTATTGCCACCTCTACCAACTATGATTACGATACAACTGATAAGTTGATGAAGATCTGGAAGAAACAGAAATCTATTGTATTAGATAATACTGGATACAGAAAGTATTTTGGTATGTCATCTACTGCTCTTGCAAATGATAATATATTTGAGGTTCAAGAAGATGCAACTAAATCACAGATCAAAAGAGCCTTTTCAAAATCACTCAATGCAAAGAAGCTAAATAAGAAGATACTATCAGAGTTCATGGAACTCATCGCATAATGGCAACTCTTGAAAGACACTCTTACAAAAAGGTAGATGGTGAATGGCAGATTACAAAAACTATGTCACTCACCTATGAAAAAGTACCTTACAGTTTGAGTTGTCTTTCACAATGTCTTGTTAAACTTGAGGAGTGTTTAACTCCAGATCTATTAACACCGAAGTATAGAGAAGAGAATGAAAGTAATCCGATGTATGGTCATTGTTATCATACAACTCAGGCGATGTATTACTTATTAGATACAGATACACTAGATATCATGAGTGCAATAGATTGGCGAGGAGATAAACATTGGTGGCTAAGAGATAGAGAAACAAATAATGATATTGATATGACAGCAGATCAGTATTATTCAATAGGTAAAGAACCACCATATGCAGATGGTAAGATATCAAAATGGTATGGGTGGAAAGGAAGAGTTCATGGGAGAACTTTAACATTAATTGAAAGAATGCTTGACATCTCTAAAAGTATCATATATAATTAATATTATTACCAACTGGTAGGAATTTGATTCTTATCGACTCGTAATAGTGCTCATTTATTTTAAATCAAATGACGATTTTACATACCGTCTCCTTAGAGACTGAAGCATTTTGGGCAAAAATGCTTCTGGACTGTGATAACCCTTTAGGCATAAACAATGATATGCTTGAGGAATCCAAAGAAACATGCCCACCTGTAGAATATGAAAATGCTAGGTATTTGGGAAGATACTTAGTTCCAAGAAGTATTCTTAGATATAACGACGAGGAACAACCTCGTGATAAAAACAATGATCAAGATCATGTCAGTAAATTGATGAATGATTTTGAGGTAAATGGATACAATATTAATTGTCCACCACCTATTTGTTGTTTTGATTATGAGAACAATAATGATTATTCTCTAAAAGGCCAATCTGGTTTTAATCGTAATGAGGTGTATACCAGATTGGGTCAGGAAAAAATAATTGTAGATATCTATGATTATGATAGTAGACTTTGGGAAGTAGTTGCAAGAAACCAGTCAAATCATCATGCCAATCCTTCTTTAGTTCAAACAAAAAATGATTACATCAAAGAAGTATGTAATGCTGTTGATTCTGAAATAATCGAAGCAACTGCTGATGCAATTAATACTTTTGTAGATCTTATTGCTAAAGATAAGACTTCTAAAATTAGAAAACAAATAAAGGATACATGTTACAATAACTGTTCAGTATTTCCAAATTTTCGTACCTATAGTTCATCAGGCCCCGCTAAGAGTAAAAACACTTTGAAGGGTTTTCTGCGTGTTAACAATTTACCAGCTGCTGGGATTGAAGGTCGTACAGATGAAGAATTACTAAAACAAGGTTACATCTTATATTGCGCTGGAAACGGAGGAAACAAAGCAACATGGATGAGGGGAATCGTTCATGGAATTCAATTAGGTATTCCTGTATGGATTTTTGGATATGCTCCTGTTAGAAAAGAAGATTTAAAGGAGTTTAGGGAAAGTTGGATTGAAGAGTTTGAAGAACTCAAAGAAACAACTATTCAGTTTGCTTCTACAATTCTTAGTGATTGTGATAGTAGTGATTTTGCAGAAAATTATTTTCCTGTCAAAGTTGCTGGATTCTTACCTCAGTATATTAAACCAAATCCTAAAGATGGTGGAACTCCAACTGAAAAGGGATTGGTAGATACAAATGGCAATCCTATTGCATTTAACGCTCATGGTGATTGTTTAACAACCAGATAGATAAGTGTCACAAGACCCCTTCACAAGGGGTCTTTTTTTGTCTATTATTGATATATACATAAAACAATTTAAATCATGTTCCTTTCTGATCTTTTAAACTCTCTACGTG